CATTTAAAAAAGCTGGATCATGGATCGATGGGGACATTGCAGATCCAGAGCCAGGAGATATAGTTTATTTTGATTTTCCATCAGATGGTGTAGATAGGATTAGTCACGTAGGAATTGTTGTAGAAGACAATGAAGACGGAACTGTTTGGTGTATTGAAGGAAATACTACTTCAAAGAAAAAGGGAAGCCAAAGAAATGGCGGAGAAGTTTGCAAACAACTTCGTGCTTTTAAAAAAAATAAAGCTGGTGTTATGATTTCTATCGTAGGTTTTGGAAGACCTAAGTTCGGCGCAGCTTCAAATACAAAATCAGAAGCTACCTCTAAAGCAAAAAAGTCAAAAACATGTTCATCATGTGGACAAGAAATTAAGGGGTAAAAATGGATAATTTAGATAACTTGTCAGATGAAGAAATTTCAAAATCTTACGAGTCAGATAATGAAGAAGAAGACAACTGGGATAATATGGAAAAAGCTTGCTGGTCTGGATATAAACAGGTAGGAATGAAAGACAAAAATGGCCGAAGAGTCCCTAACTGTGTTCCAGTAAAAAAATCTTTATTTGGCACAGAAGGTCCTCAAAAACTAATACCTAAAAATAAATAATAAAATCAGTTGACAATCTATTTTAAACTGCTGTATAATTATGTACTAGGATCAATCCTTTCATAGATTAGGTAAAATTGGAACCACAATATTTTAATGAAATAGAAGACATTAGCCCGTCTTTCTATCCTTGGTTTTCAAATAAAGTTGAAAAGCTATTTGACTATCAGAATCCATGGGAAGAAACAGAAGATATTAATTATAAATTAAATAATGTTGGATTAAGATGCGATGACCTATCACCAGTCTCAGACCCAGAAAACAATATTGTTTTTGCTGGTTGCGAGGTTACTATACCAATAGATGTTAAATATGAAAATGGATGGGCTTATAAAATACACAACGAGTTCTATAAAGATAAATCTAAATTTGTAAATCTATCGTACCCAGGCGCCGACTCAAATAGAATAGCATACAATATTTTAAAGTATATTAACTCATATGGAAAGCCATCGAAGCTATTTGTACTAATGCCAGAAATGATTAGAGCCTATGGCTGGTGGCCAGAGGCTAAAGGATTCAAGCCTAAGATGTATAGATCAGAAACTGGCGGAGTAGAGCATAACTTAATGGCCTACCCTCATGATGTTTCTCCAAAGCTTCTGGCTTTAAAATATGTGCAATCAATTTTTATGCTAGAGCAATACTGTAAGGTTTCGGGTATAGATTTATATTGGACCTCGTGGGATCCAAAAACAAACAATTTTTTGAAAAAACAAAACTTTAATAATTTTTTTTACATGCTTGGAAACATGGATCAAGAAAACATTTTTAATTCTTTTAAAAAGGAGATAGAGAAAAATGCATAATGAAATTTGGAGTTATTACCAAAACTATTTTGATAAGATTGGTAAATCAAAAGAAAATATAATCCACATTCCAAACTTTATGACAGATAATGAAATAAAATTAGTAATGGAATATATAAGTAATTATAAGGACGATACAGAGTTTTCTGGTGGTAAAACTTTAACTTTAGATAAAATAAAAAACGAAAATAAAGAGCTATTTGAATTAATTATGGAATACGGAAGTAAAGTTTTTTCAATAATGAAAAAAGAATACTGTGACAAATATGACATAAAACTAAAATATATGCCATGGAATCCTTTCCATATAGTAAAATGGAAACCCGAAATGTCTAGCGGACTACATTCTGATTGCCAGTACCCAGACGGAAGTCCATTAATGAAGTCTAATTATTATAAATTAAACATTACTGCATTAATATATCCAAATGATGACTATACTGGAGGAGAAATTGGATGGCCAGACTACGATTTAGAAATAAAGCCAAAGGCAGGCGATCTTGTTATATTCCCAGCCAATAATTATTATTTACATTATGTTAAAAATGTAGAATCTGGATTAAGATTTACACTTCCTACTTGGTATACATTTGATGTTGGGGTGGAAATTCCAATTGAAGAGTATATACCCGAAGCTTCTAAAAACTTATGGGTAAACGAAGGAGAAGACTCTTCACATTTGAGTCAATACTAATGAATCCAGATATAGAAAATAAAATTTTAGACAACATTTTGACTCAAGATCAAATTGATAGAATATATAAGGCTGTGGAAGTTTGTCCAAAAGATAAAATTAAAAACGATAACCCATGGGGACAAACAGTTTTTTATATAAAAGAATTTGATTCAAGATTTGATGGTGCGGAAGATATATTTAATGCTATTGAAGACAGGGTTGAGCAGGCATATGGAAAAAGAATGCCTATATTGGGAATACAATTTGCTAGGTATGATACAACCTCACACATAATGCCAAACTTAGACTTTCACATAGATTCAGTATTTAAAAAGCCAATGTTAACATTTGATATACAGGTTAAATCAACAATAGATTGGCCAATTATTGTAAATGAAAAAGAGTACAGCCTTAAAGATAATCAGGCATTAACATTCTCTGGAACCCACCAGGTTCACTCTAGAAAAAAAGTAGAATTTTCTTCTGATGATGTATGCGATATGATATTTTGCCACTTAGAGCACACAGATATGGAAGATATTGATAGAGAATTTAGAAAAACTATTATGGATTTAGTAAAAAAAGCAAGTAGAAAATAATGTTATATTTAAATGAGCTTGGGGTTGATGTGTTTATTAAAAAATACAATCATAAATTACAAGATTCATTTTGGAACAATTATGATTTAATTTTGTGGGAACAGGATAGTTCTGGATACTACAATGCTAATGGAATGTATCATAAAAATAATTGGGGTACACATAAAAAATTTACTGTAAACAAAAATGGATCATGGGGGTTGCCAAAACAATATGTCAAATATTTTAAATAGTATTGGTATTGATGAAGAAGATTTAGACTGGTGGCATCTTTCTATATGCAGGGGCATGGACACTAATCTATTTTATGAAAAATATGAAGTAGATGATAAAATTGCAAAAAATATTGATGAGGCATGCTTGGCTTGCCCTGTTATAAAAATGTGTTACAAAACTGGTGTTGAAAATAATGAGCATGGCGTTTGGGGCGGAGTTTATTTAAATTCTGGTTCTATAGATAAGCCAAGGAATATTCATAAATCACCAGAAGTATGGAAAAGATTGAAGGCAAAAAATGTACATTGATAAAAACAAAAATCATTTTAAGCATGGAATAAATCAATGGACTGGGGAGCCAAACAAACCAGTATTCTACACAACAGAAATGGCTAAAGCCTTAAGAGGAATAACTAAACCAGTAAACAACTTACAAATGGATGTTGTTAAATATCCAGAATTTTTAGCATTAAGATTGTATGAAGACAATTTTATACAATTTGAGGGTACTAAAAAAGAAATGGTCATAGACTACGTATCAAAAGTAAAAAAATTGATAGAGTCATATGGAGTAAGGTGCGAACTGGAAGGGGTTCCTAGTGAAAGAATATTACGATAGGGTATTGATTGTCTATATCCCAGAAGATGATATGCATGGAACCGTTGAAAAATTAGGTGCTTTTGCGTCTAATGTTAAATATACAAAAGATGAAATAGAACATGAAGAGCTACTAGGGAATGAGGAGTTTATTATAATGGATGAGATAGTATTTACACACATAGAAGAGGGTGAAAATGGATAAAGTTCTTTGCTATTCATGCAATAAAACAAAAAACAAGTTAACTATGAAAAAGTCAACACTTGTTTCAATTAATTTACTTATGTGCGAGTCTTGCATACTTTCTAAATTTGAGCCAAGATGGTTAATTATATTAACTGGGCGCCAGCAGGGCGCAGAAGTAGTTAGGGAATTTGTTTTAAAAAGGAAGTATGTTGGACAAGAAATTACAGCTTCTGAGTTATTAATTTAATATACATTATACGGTATAATATGATATATAATGAATCTGGATCTGACAACTATAATTATTGCAATATCTGCAGCGATATTGTCTGGCATGGGTACGGCAATTATTGCTGGAATTAGCGATAATAAAAAAGAAAAAAATAGGCAAATAGAGCGTGAGCAAGACCATTTAAAAATAGAATTAAAAGATATTAAAATAGAGCTCTACCAGTTAGAAAGAGAATTGACTGAGTGGAAAGATAAATACTATAGCACCCTTCAAGACCTTATTGTGGTCAAATCCGAACTTGAGAATGCCCTGAGAGAACTTGAAGACCTGGATTTTCCAGAAAAAGAGGGCTAGCCCTTCGAATTTATAAATAGTATACTAGTACTATGACAGCCGTAGTAGCTTTAATCCATGAAAACAAAGTCCTATTAGGGGGCGATTCTGCTGCGTCCGATGACAAAAGCGGTTTAATTTTTTGTAGAGTGGATCCAAAAGTTTTTAAAGTTGGTCAATACGGTATAGGATTTGTAGATAGTTTTAGAATGGGTCAAATATTACAATATAACTGGACACCTCCAATTTATAAGCCTACGGCTGGCTACAAAAATTTAGATAAGTTTTTGCGTACTAAGTTTGTAGAATCAATTAAAGAGGCATTTAAAGAACAAGGCTATGGTAATCAAACTGCAGGATCTACGGAAGACGGAGATGAAGGTGGAGTTTTTATCATCACAGTTCAAGGCTCAGGTAGAATATTTGTAATGGATACCGATTTTCATATTGGTGAAGCAGATGTTGCTTTTATGGCAGAAGGTGCTGGACAAGAGTTGGCTTTGGGGTCACTGTTTTCTACAACTGCTATTAAAACACCTCGTAAACGTGTTAGGATGGCCCTAGAGGCTGCCGCTAAGTTTAACATGTCTGTTAGACCACCATTTACAATAATTGAAGTTTAGAGTATAATAAACTATATGGACATTAATGATCTAAGACCAGAAAACAACAATATGTCAATGGATCTTAGAGGAACTCCAACTCACGTATGCCCATGCGGATGCTTTGTTTGGAATCTTAAAGTGGTGTTTGAAGATTTTGATATCTCAACATACTTTTTAGACATGGAATGCGCCAACTGCGGAAGCTTAGCAACCGCCCCTACACCAAAGGATAGACCAGAATGAGAAAGTCAGAAAGATTAAGGCTATTAGAAATGCAAATAATCAAACTAGAGTTTGAGATAGATTTGTTAAATAACATGCTTGCAACTCTTTTGGAAGCAAACAGCTTAGCTCAACCACAATTAGACGCTGGAAAATGGTATCAAAGAAGGTTAGACAAGAACTCTTGACATATATGCTACTAATTTAGTAGAATATGCATATGAATAAAAAACTAATAACTGCAAGTACAGCGGTAGCGATAATGCTATCCACCATGTTAATTACTGTAGAAGCTAAGGCGGAAACACAGGCACCTACAGTAGCTGTTTTAGATACAGCACTAGATACTTCTTTGCCAATTTTTAAAGATAAAATTGTTTACGAAGTATGTATTTTGGAATGGGCCTCATGTCCAAATGGTCAAAAGTTTATGGAGGGTCCAGGATCTTCTGTACTGCCATCAAACATTATTTCTTCAAATGGTTTTGATCACGGAACACAAATGGCATCAGTTGCAGTAGCAACTAATCCAAATGTTAAAATTGTTTTTATAAGAATAATTGGAAATACCCCCTCTGGTACTCGTCAAGTTACTGGTGAGACTGGTGTATCTTTAGCATTAAAATGGGTATTAGATAATAAATCTCGTTTTAACATTCAAAGCGTTGCAATGTCTCAGGCAAACCATTCTATATTAACAAGCCAAACAGACTATTGCCCAGCAACACCAATGCTTCGTGGAGCAATATCATCATTAGTTTCTTCTGGAACCCCAGTATTTTTTGCAGCGGGAAACATGAGAGACCTTTCAAGATTATCTTGGCCAGCCTGTATCAATGATTCAATATCAATTGGCATGGCTGATCAATATGAGCAAATAGATAACTATTCTAATTTTGATAAAGATAGATTAGACTTCTATGCTCTCGGCAACATGAAGGTTGCAGTTCCAGGCGGATCAGTAAAAAATGCAACAGGCTCATCAATTTCAACACAGGTTGCTGCTGCTACATGGGCTGGCATTAAATATTCAAATCCTTCTTTAACCTATCAACAGGTTTTAGATATATTTAATAATAATTCAAAGTCAATACGTGGTGCTAGAGGGCAATATGGTAAACTTATTTCTAGCAATCCAAGCGTAATTCAGCCAAGTACACCAACAGTAGCAAAGCCAGTTACTCCAGTAACTAAAACTGCAGAACAGTTGGCGATTGAAGCAAAAGCTGCTCTTGTAATTCAAGCTAATAAAGCGATTGCAGATGCTGAATTAGCATATCAGGCCGAAATTAAATTAGCTGCAGATAAACTTGCTGCAATTAAATTAGAGTGGTCTAAAAAAATAAATGGCTAATATGACAGTATTAGAAGAAATTATTAAACAAATTGGCGAGGAGTTGTAAATGGTACAACGCCCTTGCTATTGAAGATAGAACAGAAGAAGCCTCTAAAGCAATGGCACAAAATGCGGGAGAGACTACCTTTTGGGTAATTCAAACATTTATGACTAAATTTAACGAGGCAGCAGAAGAGCTAAAGGATAAGTAAACATTGGTAAATAATAGAATATTGATAAATTCTGCTCCGAGAAGTGCAACTACTTGGCTGCAATTTATTTTATATCATCATAAAATAACTTCTCTTAATATCAATAATATAAAATATGGTCCAGATATATATTCTCCTGCATTTATTATAAGATCCCACGTCCCAGTAACTTTATTAGCAAAATTTGATGACATAACTCAAACAACAATATTAAGAGATCCTTTAGATTTAATACCTTCAATAGTTACTAAAACTGCGGGTGGGCTAAGGGATAGTGTTATAAGTGGCATCCCCCAGCCAATTGAACGAGATTATGCAAACTTAGAGAGTTTAATTATGGACAAATTTACTGTTTATAAAAATTATGCTCATGGTA